CAAATACCGCGCATTGTTTCACTGCCCCCATCACCGCAACCATAAGGCTCCAGTAAGTTTTTTCTAACGGAGCACGGCTCATGACAGTGAAAGCAAAGCGTTTTCGCATCGGGGTGGAAGGTGCCACCACCGACGGACGCGAAATCCAGCGTGAATGGCTGGAACAGATGGCAGCCAGCTACAACCCGACGGTGTACACCGCGCTGATTAACCTTGAGCACATCAAGTCTTATCTGCCGGACAGCACCTTTAACCGCTACGGCAAGGTGACGGCGCTGTTTGCTGAAGAAATCACGGAAGGTCCGCTGGCAGGCAAGATGGCGCTGTATGCCGACGTTGAGCCAACGGAATCACTGGTGGAACTGGTGAAAAAAGGCCAGAAATTATTCACCTCTATGGAAGTCAGCCCGAAGTTTGCTGATACGGGCAAAGCCTACCTGGTCGGCCTGGCTGCCACAGATGACCCTGCCAGTCTGGGCACTGAAATGCTGACATTCAGCGCCAGTGCAGCCCATAACCCGCTGGCAAACCGCAAGCAGAATCCTGCCAATCTTTTTACCGCTGCTGAGGAAACGGTGATCGAACTGGAAGAAATCCAGGAGGACAAGCCGTCCCTGTTTACCCGTGTCACGGCGCTGTTCACCAAAAAAGAGCAGTCCGACGATGCCCGGTTCTCTGATGTGCATAAGGCCGTGGAGCTGGTCGCCACTGAGCAGCAGAACCTGAGCGCACGCACCGAAAAATCCCTGTCTGAGCAGGAAGAACGCCTGTCTGAGCTGGAGACTGCTCTGCAGGAGCAGCAAACCGCCTTTAACGAACTGGTGAATAAGCTGAGTCATGAAGACAGCCGCCAGGACTACCGCCAGCGTGCAACAGGCGGTAACGCCCCCGCTGACACTCTGACCAATTGCTGATGGAGCACAAAACCCGATGAAGAAGAATACCCGCTTTGCTTTTAACGCTTACCTGCAGCAGCTGGCGCGTCTGAACGGTGTGGCAGTTGAAGAACTGTCCAGCAAATTCACCGTAGAGCCGTCTGTACAGCAGACGCTGGAAGACCAGATCCAGCAGTCCGCCGCTTTCCTGACGCTGATTAACGTCACGCCAGTGACTGAGCAGTCCGGTCAGCTGCTTGGATTGGGTGTTGGCAGCACCATTGCCGGAACCACTGATACCACCGCGAAAGAGCGTGAGCCTGTCGATCCGACGCTGATGGTCGATGTGGAATACAAATGCGAGCAGACCAACTTTGACACGGTGCTGACCTACGCGAAGCTGGATCTGTGGGCGAAGTTTCAGGATTTCCAGGTGCGCATCCGTGACGCCATCGTGAAACGTCAGGCACTGGACCGCATCATGATCGGCTTTAACGGCGTGAAGCGTGCGAAAACCTCCAACCGTAGCGAAAACCCGCTGCTGCAGGATGTGAACAAAGGCTGGTTGCAGAAAATCCGTGAGGATGCACCGGATCACGTCATGGGCAGCACCACCACGGGCGGTGAAACCACACCGGGTGCGGTGAAAGTCGGGAAAGGTGGAGAATATGCCAACCTGGACGCCGTGGTGATGGATGCCGTCAATGAGCTTATCGACGTGGTCTACCAGGACGATGACGATCTGGTGGTGATTTGCGGTCGTGAACTGTTGTCTGACAAGTATTTCCCGCTGGTCAACAAAGAGCAGGAGAACAGTGAAAAACTGGCTGCCGATATGATCATCAGCCAGAAACGCATGGGTGGCCTGCAGGCCGTGCGTGCGCCGTTCTTCCCGCCGAATGCGCTGCTGATCACCCGTCTGGATAACCTGTCCATCTACTGGCAGGAAGACACCCGCCGCCGTTCAGTTATCGACAACCCGAAACGTGACCGGATTGAAAATTTTGAATCCGTTAACGAAGCCTATGTGGTTGAGGACTACCGCTGCGCCGCACTGGTGGAAAACATCCAGATTGGCGATTTCAGCGCCGCTGCAGCAGAAGCCGGAGCGTAACCCATGAGCCTGAGTCCCGCACGGCAGCATCGCCTGCGCGTTCAGGCTGAACAGGCCGCCCGCGAGGGCGGCAGCGTTCGCCACGCGTCGGGCTATGACCTGATGCTGCTGCAACTGGCGGAAGACCGCCGCCGTCTCAAGGGCGTTCAGTCCACGGTCAAAAAAGCGGAAATCAAGGTGGAGCTGCTGCCGAAATACGCCGCCTGGGCGGAGGGTGTCCTGGCTGCCGGAGGCGCTCAACAGGATGACGTGCTGATGTACGTGATGCTGTGGCGCATTGATGCCGGAGATTATGCCGGGGCGCTGGAGATCGGGCGTCATGCCCTGCGTCATGGCTGGGTGATGCCGCTGGGTAACCGCAACGTGCAGACCTTGCTGGCAGAGGAAATGGCAGACGCGGCGCAGAGCGCAATGCTTGCTGCCACCGGCTTTGATGCAGATCTGTTGCTGCAGACGCTGGAGCTGACAGACGGTCTGGATATGCCGGACCAGTCACGGGCGCGTCTGCATAAAGCGATTGGCGCTGTCCTGAGTGAAAGTAATCCGGCTTCCGCCCTTAATCATCTCAACCATGCGTTACAGCTCGATCCCCGCTGTGGCGTGAAAAAAGACAAACAGCAGCTGGAGCGCAGACTGCGCAATGACAGCCGCTGACAGAACGTGCCCCCGCGCACGGGCGGCACGGGGTGGCGAAAGGCACAGCCACATCAAAACCCCGTCCACCGCCCTCTATTTCAGGAGAAAGCAGCATGAAGTTTGTTGCGCCAGAACAGGCACCGGAACAGGCGGAAATCATCAGGAATACGCCGTTCTGGCCTGATGTGGACCTGTCGGAGTTTCGCAGTGTCATGCGCACTGACGGCACGGTGACGCAGCCGCGTTTAAAACAGGTTGCCCTGTCGGCAATTTCGGAGGTCAACGCAGAGCTGTATGAGTTTCGCAGACGCCAGCAGATGCTGGGATATGCCTCGCTGGCAGAGGTTCCGGCAGAACAGCTGGATGGGAAAAGTGAGCGCATTCAGCACTATTTCAACGCGGTTTACTGCTGGGCACGCGCCATGCTCAACGAACGTTACCAGGACTATGACGCCACGGCATCCGGTGTGAAGCGGGGCGAGGAACTGGCGGAAGCCAGCGGTGATTTGTGGCGTGACGCCCGCTGGGCCATCAGCCGGGTGCAGGATGCGCCGCACTGCACAGTGGAGCTTATCTGATGAAAGTGCGTGCGCATCAGTATGACACGGTGGACGCGCTTTGCTGGCGTCATTACGGGCGCACGCAGGGTGTCACGGAGCAGGTACTGAAGGCAAATCCGGGGCTTGCCGAATATGGCCCCTTTTTACCTCACGGGCTGCAGGTGGAGCTGCCGGATATTCCGACCACCACCACCGTGCAGACCGTCCAGCTATGGGACTGAATTATGACGCTTGAGCGAATCAGCGCCTTTATTACGTATTGCATCGCCGTCGTGCTGGCCTGGCTGGGCGATTTGTCCATCAAGGATGCCTCAACGCTGGGCGGCCTGATGATCGGTGTGCTGATGCTGGCTATCAACTGGTACTACAAACACAAAGCCTACCAGCTTCTGCGCGACGGACAGATCTCGCGGGAGGACTATGAATCCATCAATCGTTAAACGCTGCCTTGTCGGGGCCGTGCTGGCTATTGCTGCCACGCTGCCGGGGTTTCAGCAGCTTCACACCTCCGTGGAGGGACTGAAACTGATCGCCGATTACGAAGGCTGTCGTCTGCAGCCGTATCAGTGCAGCGCGGGTGTCTGGACCGACGGCATTGGTAATACGTCGGGCGTCATTCCCGGCAAAACTATTACGGAACGACAGGCAGCAGAAGGGCTGATCTCCAACGTGCTACGTGTAGAGCTGGCGCTGGAAAGATGTGTGAAGCAACAGCCGCCGCAGAAGGTGTATGACTCGGTGGTGTCGTTTGCCTTCAACGTGGGAACGGGCAATGCCTGCAGTTCCACACTGGTGAAATTACTCAATCAGCGGCGCTGGGCAGATGCGTGCCGACAGTTGCCGCGCTGGGTGTATGTAAAAGGTGTTTTTAATCAGGGGCTGGATAACCGCCGTGCGCGGGAGATGGCCTGGTGCCTTAAAGGAGCTGGACTATGACGCGTGCGCTGGCAGTAGTGGTGGCGCTGGCACTCGTTACGCTGGGCTGGCAGTCGTGGCGGCTTAACAGCGCCAGCCACACCATCGAAACGCAGCGCGCGGCGCTGAAAAGTAAAGCGCAAGAACTGACGAAGAAAAACAGCCAGCTGATCGGTCTGTCCATTCTGGCTGAAACCAACAACCGGGAGCAGGCGCGGCTCTACGCTGAAGCAGAACAGACCAGCGCACTGCTGAGACAACGACAACGCCGGATCGAGGAACTGAAACGTGAGAACGAGGATTTACGCCGCTGGGCTGATACTCCTTTGCCTGCTGACATTATCCGGCTGCGGGAACGTCCGGCACTCACCGGAGGTGCAGCTTACCGTCAGTGGTTGTCCGCGAGTGACGCCGTGTCGGCTGGAGCAGGCAGCGCCGCGCACTAACGGTGATCTGAACGCATTGCTGGATGAAACGGAGGCCGCCTGGGCGGTCTGTGCAGACAAAGTGGACATGATTATTGCGTGTCAGGAGCGAAACAGTGAACAAACCACAGTCCCTGCGCCACGCCCTCAATAAAGCGGTGCCTTATGTCCGCAATAATCCGGACAAACTGCATCTGTTTGTGGATAACGGTTCGCTGGTTGCTACGGGGGCCAGCTCCATGTCATGGGAGTACCGTTACACCCTGAACGTGGTGATTGAGGATTTCAGCGGCGACCAGAATCTGCTGATGGCCCCGGTTTTGCTGTGGCTGCGGGATAACCAGCCCGATGCCATCAATAACCCAGCGTTACGGGAAAAGTTATTCACCTTTGAGGTGGATATTCTGCGCAATGATGTCTGTGATATCAGCCTGAACCTGCAACTGACGGAGCGTGTGCTGGTCAGCACTGACGGCAGTGTGTCGAGTGTTGAAGCTGTAGCGGAACCCGATGAACCTGAAGAAATGTGGACGGTAAAACGTGGCTGAACTGCAGAAGGTGGACGACTGGCTGAGTGCCTTGCTGGCGAATCTGGAGCCAGCCGCAAGAAGCCGCATGATGCGCCAGCTGGCGCAGGAACTACGCCGGACACAGCAGCAGAATATCAGAATGCAGCGCAATCCAGATGGCAGCAGTTATGAACCGCGACGGGTAACAGCACGCAGCAAAAAAGGCCGCATCAAACGTCAGATGTTTACAAAGCTGCGCACCACAAAATACCTGAAAACTGCCGCCAGCGCCGACTCTGCCAGCGTGCAGTTTGAAGGCAAGGTACAGCGCATTGCCCGTGTTCACCATTACGGCCTGCGTGATCGCGTCAGTCGCAAAGGACCGGAGGTCCGTTACGCAGAGCGTCGCCTGCTGGGTGTAAATGATGATTTATACTTTTTAACACGCCGCATTTTATTGCAATGGTTGGCGAGGTAGAGTTGGTTGACTTTTTGTAGTTCCTACTCTAACCTCACCGATTGATTTTAGGTTATATCAATCCCAAAATAAATTATTATTAATATTGCTCATATCGAAAGTGAAGTTCTTTTCTGTAATAGTTTCGTACCTTTGTTCATAGATTATTTTTACATATCTAAACCCCTGTGTTACAGAGCGAATTTTTCGGGGTTTTGATGCAAGCATAACAAGTATTTCAAATACTTTATCAAGATAGTTGTGGGTGTGTTCAACTAAAAGGGGGGTAAATTTACCACCTTTTCCAGAATGGACTATGTTATTTCTTGTTCTATAAATTCTTCTGAGTTGCCATTCTAATCTTAACTTATGGTTATCTAAAGTTGATTTAATTGACTCCGGGGATGAAACTATGTTTTTTATATACTCGAAACGATCTGAAAGCAATGTGTAATCACGAAATTTAGCGGATAAAGATTCCCTTACTGATTCGTATTCAGGAAGAATCATTATATTGGCTAGTTTGTGTTTCGCTTTTGCTCCAGGTATTCCTTTTAAATGTGAGTTTAGTATGTGTCTATTCCATAACAGCAGGTCTCGGGTAAGGTTGTCAATTAAGGAGTCTATATATGTAATATTCAGGAATGGAATTATACTTGCAGTAATATGTTCTATTGTTGCTTGATCCTTGGATTTAGTGTCTGTCGGCACTAATGATTCAAGAGCTATCCATAGATTTAAAAGCTGATTTTCAACATTTTCACTTTTTAATGCCATTGAATGTAATTGAATACTTCTCAAGAACTTGGCAAATGAACTATTTTCTAGAGAAAACTCAGACATCAATGATTCAAGACGTTTCTTGGCCTTTTCATGCTTTAAGTCCTTGCATTTTTTCATGGGGTTAAGTCTTTCAGCCACTTTCAAAGAGTCTGTATCAGTTATAACGAAAGCTTCATTTGACCAAGTAGGTTTATCTTTATGATGATAAATATTTAAAAAGGATGATGCTAATTTAAGTAGGTTTTCAGCATTCTCTCTTGCTGAATAAGAATCAAAAGCTTCTATATTTGATACGCAAACTATCTTCTTTCTTTGCAGATTTCTAAAAAAAACATGTTGGGAAAATTCTTCTGGTGGTTCTTTCTCAACAGACAAAGAGAGTCTTTCGAAAGTTGGCTCTGCGCCTAAAAACACTGGTTCAACAATAAAATATATTTTGTATTTCTTTTTTTCGAGTTTTATTAAATCAAAAAAAGAAGAGGCATCAGTGTTATTTGA